GTAATCGGTAGGTTTGAATTTTGCCCATTTATTGATGTTTACATGTGTACATATATGCCCTATATCATACCATGTCCCATTTAGTGCACCCGCACCCAGACATTGATATATTTCCCGTATCTCGATAGGTACCGTTAGAATTCCCTGACTAAGCATATAGCCTCCTTTCAAGATTAGATATTGTTTGTCTTAATTCCATGTTCTCGTTCTCCAAAGCGGTTATTCTGTCTTCGTGATTGACAACCTTTTTTGCTACACTAATCAAACCAACCATTGCTGCACCGCCATAATTAAGGGTCAAATAGTTGTTTAGTTCCTTCACAGAGGCAGGGAGGACGGATTGCCAATATTGGGCACTAGACCCAATATCTATGCCCTTACCGTCTTTCCAAGCAAATTCAATGGCCGGTGCTTTGGCTATCTTATCAATTGGCAGATCAAGAGTTCTGATGGGTGTTTTCAGACGCATATCGGATGTAGTATTTTGTCCCTTACTAGAAAGGTAGCCATCAGTAGAGATACCTGTTACTACATATAGTTCGTTGGGTACATACAACGATTTGCCACCATACACACGAACATAGGTGGTATCTTCCATGTAAAGACCGCCACCGTAAGTGCTATTGTACCAACCAAAATTTCCATTAGTCCTAAACCATCCATTGGATTGAAAGTCTCCTGCTGACACATTACCATAAGCACCGGCATATCGGTAAAATGAAAAATCATTTGCAGTAGACATTATTAGATAACCACCGTACAACCCCGGTTGATGGAAACCAATTCCCGGGCAAACGGTATTTACAGAACCATTTCCTCTGACTTGAATAGCTAATTTATCGTAACTATTATCACTTACAGTTTGGTACAAATCGGCATAATGAGTAATCAAAGTTCCCTCTATCATGGTTGCACCATTTACATGTAATTTATATTGGGGAGTTGGAGTACCTATCCCAACATTATTATCCAGTATATAAAGACCATTATAACTAGACCCTGCCGTACCTGTTATAATACTTATCGCATTAGTAGATGATATTTCAAATCTATCAGTCCATCTAGCTAGTTCTCCAACAGCTCCACCATAACCTATGAGTTTCCATTCCGGTTGAACGGTTCCGTTAGTTGTAGTTATATGTTCAACTCCATACAAACTTCCACTAACGTTATTAGTACCATCAAATGGTTGCCCAAATATATATCTAGGCGTCTGTAATTTAGTCGCGGAAGCTACATTGTCAGTGACAAAAGCTATCGATTGCCAATCCGTAAACGGGCTACCCTCTACCCATGTTCTATAATAAATTCTTGAATTGTTAGGAATTGCAAATTGAGCACCGTAAGGTCCACTTGTACCATGATAACTAAAGTCTAAATTAATAAGCATATTTGCGTTATTTGCTTCTACAGGCTTATTTAGAGCTCCATTATCATAATAATTGAGAGTTATTCCCCACTGATCACCCATCCATAACGGATTATTAAGATCATTTGTATAATTATCTGCTTTAATATATCTAGCAGCTAAATTCCCATTATGTGCACCATCTATCGTATCCGCATCAAGTCCACTGCCTACACCATCATTGCCCTCATGCCAAATTTTGTACTTGGTTAGGTTATTTAGATCATTGGTATAATAGGGGTTGTTGCTACCAACGAAAATTCCACTAGAGCTACTACTATTAGCCATATACACCAAGTTTCCGCGAGAATCGTTTAACCAACCCATATTCGCAACAGAAAGATGGTTTACATCTTGGAAATCGATAACGTTATATTGCGCTCCACCTATTAACCTAAACGGATATACGTCGTTATAATTAACTGTTAGTCTACCAGATATAGTATCACCTGATTTAAGTACATATCTGATATCTGTGACATCCTTAAAGTTTACAGAGTCGAGTAGCTTTCTCCAAGAATAATATTCACCGCCGCCATTTATGTAACGTTGCGAAACTCCAGTGCTATCGAACTGCAGTTGCCCGCCATAACCAAATTGGACAAATGATGCATAACTTCCGATGTTAGCCCAATAACCACCTTGAACTCCTGATAAACTTATGTTACCGGATCCTACAGGTACAACGCTAAACGCATCAGCAATACCATACCCGGCAAGCGTAGTAGGCTTTCCGCTTGCGATATCACTCCACGAATGAGAGTGCGCAGACGGAGTGAAAGTCAAAGGCTTGTTCCCGATCTCGTCCCATGCATAGCTCGGCTTATTTGCCTGTTTTGCCCACGGATAAACGTCGCTAGCCGGTAAGCTAGCCGGATAAGCCGGAAGGTAGACAGTACCGTCTACGCTGTCGTAGCTTACGTTTCCGAGCTTTACTGTAACTTTAGACAGGCCGGCAGCTCCATTGACCCACTTGGCCAGACTGGAATTATAAACAAGTGATTCCCCGTTACCCGGAGAAGAAAGCGAGACATCAGCAAGTTGAGATAAAGCAAGTGAAACAGATCCACCGGTACCGGGATTCTTGCCCTTAATTGAAAAGTATTCTTCTGTCCAGGTACCGACTTTGAGCTTCAGGCTGGCAATGACCGTAGTCATATCGTTGCCGGACAGTTCGTTGTCGTTGGCATCAAGTACTCCGAATATCCGTTTGAAATAGGTTGTATCAAGTTTATTATTTACAGCAGATTGCAAATCAGTTACTGTATTCTTATCCGCTTTAACGGCTAGTAGATCAGCCAATGTACTTGATTGAGTCTGTCCGGATAAGAATGCTTCAAGCTCTTTCCACTTGTTTATTATTCCATCGGTATCGGTACCCTCTAGGAAGTTATCTACTTTGGAAGATACAGTATTTAGAGCGGATTGCGTAGCATAGCCCTGATTTGTCACCCAGCTTTGCGTAGCATACCCGATCAATGCTGCACTGGTAAGATATCCCCTGCCTGTTACCCAGTCTTGTGTAGCGTAGCTGTGATTATCAAGGTAGTCCTGCAATGCTGTTGTGTCAAGTCCTACAATATCGCTTAATGCTTTGCTTGACCAATGGGTATCACCGGCAAGCTGTACCATGATCCGGTCAACTGTTGGTTTCTCATCAGCCCAACTGCCAACATTGTTTAAGCCACCTAATGACGTTGCGCCACCACCCGTATCACCGGAACCTTCCCTTTGCCCCTTGACAGAAAGATACTCTTCTGTCCATGCACCAACTTTTAATTTCAAACTATCAATGACTGTAGTCATATCGTTACCGGATAGTTCGTTATCGTTGGCATCAAGCACACCAAATACCCGCTTAAAATAGGATATATCAAGCTTGTTATTTACAGCAGACTGCAATTCAGTTACAGTACTCTTATCCGCTTTCACGGCAAGCAAGTCCGCCAATGTGCTTGATTGAGTCTGCCCGGATAGGAAAGCTTCAAGTTCTTTCCACTTGTTGATGATACCATCAGTGTCAGAGCCTTCAAGAAAAGTATCAACCTTACTTTTTAAGTCGGAAAAAGCAGGGTTTTTAACATAAGAAGAATCGATGTCTACGAAATTGTCAATAATGCCCACAAGAGTACGACCAACACGTTCGGCTGTATTCTCTCCAGCAGATGAAGCATTCCTTACCTGTAGTGCTAATGTCTTTAATATGTCAAGAGTATCACTCATTCTCCAATTATTCTAAAAACAGTCCTATTAGCTTTAATTCTACCCTTTCCCTTATACAATGGATATTGACTATTACAGTCATTCAAATAGCGTACACATTCCTTTAAGTAGCGGTCTGCAACGGAAAAAGCATCGTTGTAGGCCATTACCTTTTCTTTTAAATCAGATCGGGTTGAATATTCAGAATCTTTCTTTACGAGACCGAACCGACTTACATTTCCATCACCGTTTTTCACTAAACGAGCATACGAATAGTAAGCTAATGCAGCTTTCAAGCCCGTAAAGACGCGTTTCTCACCGCAATTTGTGTCATAAACGCTCCCATCTAGCAAGTCAGTATAGTTTTCCGGGTGCTCTTTTACATCAAGGTATAGAGCGTCTCCAAGGGCACTTTTGATGTCTATATTCTCGCTTTCCTCAATATATACCTGTATTTTATCATCAGATACAAACTGCGAAATATCACGGGCTTTAGTTTTAACGTCATTAGGCGTTATTATTAGAGATTGCTGCTGCATTTCTTACATATTTAAGTGGTTCTACACTATAGTCACCAGATGGATTAATAACCTCGTACCAGTGCTCGAAAATCTTCTTAAAGGCGCGTTCAATCATGCGTTGCTGTTTACTAACAATAGAGTTATAGTACTCGAAAGCATCCTCGAGTATGTCTCCCGAAAAGCCAACCTTACCGATACGGATACAATACCATGGTTCCTGCCCATAAGCCGAGTATATACGCTCAACTGTACTTGAGTCCGTGACGGTAAATTCTTTATCATAGTTAGCTGTTTTCAAAGGAACAAACTCAGGTTTCTCTTCATCCGCATTGAGCTCTACTTCAAGTATCTTTGCTGCATGGGTATCACCCTGTAACTGTACCAATGTCTCCGAAAAGCCATCATCTTCATCGTCTTTAATTTCTTTTCCATTCTCATCAACACGAGATGTACCTTTCTTTGTTATCATCATTCCTGCAGGTAAAAAATTACAGCGGACATTCCTGTATTTTACGTTAGAAAGTCCCTCATCGGTACTCATTTCCGTTACCACACGATCGGCGCGCGAGCGGGGATAAATATTTCGACCTGCACCCGATACCCATAGAATTTGCCCTTTGTAGTACTCAATACCTCCGGCCGCCTCTATTTGTGCCAGAACCACATCTTTGCGTGGATTAAACACGTCTATAAAATCAATATGGGCTTTATCAACTCTTAGAGGTTTCCCTGAACGCGTTTTTTTACCGGACCAATCAGGATGAATAGCGATCTTGCTTACATAGCCATTTTCGTCCTCTTCATACAGGCGGCAATTCTCAAATGGCACATAGTTTATCTCAACGATCTCACCAAGAATGTTATAATTAACATGTAATGCCAATCCATCAAGATCGGATACATCAGTACAAATCAATGCATGTATATCATCTGCCGTGTCACCTCTACGATTGACGACGGTTTCAGAAAAAGAAACCTCACGAAACCCATTACCCTCTATGAAGTTGGCAAAACGTTCTGCACACTCGCTTCCCGTAGAACTTGCTGCAATGATATTACGCAATGTTTGCGGATAGAGATTGTCTCCCCCAAATGCTTGTATGTTAAACTGCCTTAGATAGGATACGTCAACACGATTTGCGCTTTTATTTTTTAAATCTTTTACTCTCATAGCTTCGTGAGGTTTCTATTTATTCTCCCTTATTTGCAATAGCTTCCTGCGCCGCTTTGATATGGCTATCCAAGGCTTTAGCAGTCACTTTCTTGCCGTCAATCTCATAGTTTTTGAATGCTTCCTTTACAGTATCAACCGTTGCACCCTCTTTCCCGAGTTCCTCAACTAATGAAGCAACTAAAGCATCATTGAGAGTTTTAGTTTTACTTGCTATTCTCTTAGCTACTCTATCTTCCCAATCATTCGGCTGGGATGCAAAAAAGGCAATCCCTTTCGGATTACTAGCAAGGAATTTCTCCGCTACTTCATCCGTGAGATTATCATTAGTGTACATGTTTCCGCCAAAGGAATCTTGTATAAGTGCCCCGGCCTTTAAAGAGTAATTTGATTTTTCTTTCATCTTTCCGTTTTTCTTTAAGTATAAATATATTTCTATTATTGCATCCCGGTAGCAATCACTACAGGATGTTTTTACGAAAGTTTTTCCGAGGACAGTACCATAAAGCAGTGCTATATCGGATTTATCAGAATTCGAGAGGGTACTAGCCCCTCTCAATTCTTCCAACCTATTAATCGCCTCTGAGACTCCCATAAATTATCCTCCTACGGCAGCCGTCAAAGTACCAACCTGTGTTTTAGTCGTAGCATAATCAGTATTGAAAAGGAACAGCCCGGATTTAGGAGCTTTTGTCTCAGTCAAAGTGACTGCCCATCCTCCTTCGGTATCTTCAGAATACTTATCATTTTCAATTGCTGAAGCAGATAAACCTTGATACCATCCATATACCTGATAAGCTGCATCACCGGGTGTTGTCTCTTTATTCAAAGCCTTATACTTGTTTTCTAACACAAGTACATAAGTTCCATTTGCCAACCCGTCAATAATACCCGCACATACATCAGGATCATTCGCAAGTACTACTATATGCACCTCGTGATTAAAGCTGTTACGATATGCCCCAGCTACAAGTGATGTTTTAGTACCAGTATATGGGGTTTTTCCTGTAACCTTGATTTGATATCCCTTTTTCCCGGCTTTAAGCAGCAATGTTTTGATCACGTTTTTCCTTGCCGCGTCAAAAGTGCTACCGGATAAGTCTATATCTTCACGGTTAATTATCACTCCATTCTGTTCAAACCCATTTACAATAGGGTCATCACAGTTTGGCGATATATCCATTTTAAGTAAAGTGTCGCAAAGTCCCATATTTCCCCCTTTCTAGTATGCCAACTGGAACAAGTTATCTTCTCCTACTAGAGTGGCAAGTTTACCGGTAGAATAGATGTAGTTTTTACGGTCCTTCTTTTCAAACCAAATATCCATATCGGAAATGATCTTATTAGCGGGAGAACCGACAAACAACTGATTAGGCGTACCAAATACAGCACGATGCGGAAGATTCAGTTTGGTACCGTTATTCTGATACTTCTCAATAAAGCGGTCCCAAATAGACACACGGTAAATCAAATGGCCGTCATACTCGGTTACATCCAAGCCCTTGAATACTTGTTCCCAAGTAAGAATGAGCTTATATTCACGTTTCAGATCGCGAACCAAAGCATCGGCAAGTGATTTGGTACAAAATACCCCGGCACCATCCATAGATGAGATACGAGAATCGGCATTGTCAAAAAGATTATCAAATATGCCTAATGCTACTCCAGCTTCGCGAATCTTACTACGCTGTAAAGCGGATGTAGCTTCTGCATTTGCAGCAATGGTCACACGTTGTGAAGCATTTGCGGCACAGATGGCAAACAACTGCTTGAAGAAGCCATCACAGGTCTTGAATAAGCTAACATCAACACCGTCAGTGATAGACCCTGCATCTGTAATGCTTGCAGCACTCTTATCACCAAACCAAGTAAAGCGCCACATCATCCGCTTAATTGCCAAATCCAAAGCAGGCAGAACAATATAATCCATGTATTCAGTAGAAGTAAGATCACCAATTTCAGTACCTGTCTTAAGACAGTATTCTGCAATTGTACCTTCCAACTCTTCATAACACCATTCCAACGGGATAGACCAATCACCCATATCCCACTCTTTCTCTGCAGCTCCAATAGTAGCCTTTTTGTAAGTAGGATCACACCCGGAACCAGCCCAACCAATATCAGACATTTCACCTGTCCAACCTAATTTGTCACCTTTAGTTACATTTTGGCGGAAAGTGAAAAATTTTTCGAGAACCTCATCAGTGAAGTTCGTCATGATTAAGAGCTCTTTCAAGTCCTTAATAGCCCCATTGCTGGGGGTTAGATTTTTAATTTCTTCCCAAGTCATAATTACGCAGTTTTAAATCTCTCTTTTTGTTTCGCTCTCTTTTCCTCAAGCTTTTGCTGAATCAAGCTCGCGGGTTCAGCCTTATCTTCCGGTTTTTTTACATCAACCGTGGTAGAGCGTCCCGCCGGAACATAAGTACTAGCAACAGTCTTAAGCCATTTCTCACCACCCGCTTTTGCTACAGAAGCAAGTATTTTCACATCAGATTCCGACTTAGCATTTGCTTTCAAAGACTCTATTTCTGCTTTTAAGCGGTCATTCTCTTCTTGCAAAGCATTTGTATCATCCGGTTCTTTGATCTCTGTAATCTTACCATCTTTCACTATTACCGTACGTCCATCTTCTAGGACGAATGTTCCATCAGGAGACGCCGTATCACCTACCTGTATCTCTCCATCCTCACGCTCAACAGTCAATGTGTCGCCTGTTGAGGTCGTAAGTTCCATACTAACCGGCTCCGGATCGTCTTTTACTACACCCAGAGCGATACCTAACGTGCGAAATGCCATCGCAACGGTAGGCTTTTCTGTCTTTTCTTTTGCCATAGAATTAATATTTGATTTATTTACTTTTGCCGATGCCGGCGGAATTACCTGTGAGACAAAACCTAGTTCAAGGGCTTTATCACCTTCGAACCAGTCAGCAACAGTCATTTGTGCCTCCAATGCCGTACGATCTTTTCCGGTACGCTCTACATACAGGTCAAGCATTCTATTACGTTCCTGTTCAAGGGAATCTGCATAATCGCGTAGCTTATCCGAGGTCATATCACCGGAGATGCCATCAGGATAATAAGGAGAATGAATAAGTATCTGAGCATGCTCGTACATACTTCTACGTTCCAATGGGGCAGCCAACAGAACGATAGTAGCAGCAGAAGCACATTTACCGACAACCCTAGTCGATATTTCTTTCCCGGTTGCCCGTAATGCGTCATAAATAGCATAAGTTTCATCACATCTACCACCACAGGAATGAAGTTCGATGTCAATGTTATTGTCGGAAGGGTCTATCCAATCGATGAAGCCTTGAATATCAGAAAAAGATATACCACCATCACCTGTTAAATACCAGTGCATCATTTTATCTTTATCCGCTACAATGTCCTTGTTGAAGTATAATTTCGCCATACCTTTGTAATTGTTTGTAACAAAGTTACGTAACACGATATGGCTTGAAGAATAAGGGAAAGGAATTGCACTATCATTGCGTGATAGTAAAAAAATAGGGATGAGCAATAAGCCCACCCCTATACTAAATTTCTACATCTTCAGAGAATTTTTTAATTACTCGATACACTGTGCTCTCACCTACTCCATACTCATCGGAAAGATACTGTACAATGTAAGTCATCTTATGGCCATCATCGACCATGCGCCTATACTCTTTGTACATCCCGATGTATTTCACATCGCCGACTTCTATGGATACACTAGACATTAGTTCCAACACATTTCTGTGAATCGTTAACAACTCGAATGCGTTCATACGTTGCC